CATCGTGTCTTGCTTTAAGACCTGTAACTGCAAGTTTAACAGCTTCTAAATCGTTACTATTAACTGTCTTATTAAATGCAGCAATTTCTTGTGGATTTAATGCATCTTTTGCCCAAGTAACAATTTCAGTATATGATTCTGCACCACCAACTTCTGCTTTAATTGTATTTTGCATTTGTGTAGCGACAGCTTCTTGACCTTGTATAAAGGCATCAACATATGATTTAGGAATACCCGCTTTTTCTAAAGCAGCAAAAGATTTTTCATCTAATGTTCCTTTTTCGTCATATTCGGATTGTAGTTGATCCATATTTAAACCAGCTGATTCAACTGCTTTTTCTGCAGTTTTTTGATCTGCTTCTATTTCTAAATTTTCTTTTTTAGGTTCAACTTCTGTTTTTTCATTTTCAAAAGATTTATCTTCTGCACCTAATTTAGATTCTAGTGCACTATAAGACTTAGCCATATCTTCGACAGTCTTAAATTTTTCTGGTAAACCTTCCGGCCTTTTTACTTCTTCTACTTTTGCTTGTTCTACTGGTTTTTCTTCAGTAGTTTCTTCTTGTTTTATTTCAACGGCTTCAACCATTTGTATTACTCCTGAGTTTGTTGTTGTTGCATCGCAGCATCAACCATCTTACCAGCTACACCAGGCGCTGCCTGTTGCATGGTATCATTAACTTGTTGTTGCTGTGCTTGTTGCTGTTGAGCTTCTTGCTCTGCGGCTAATTGATCTTGAGACTTAACAAGTCCTTCAGTATCAATACCATGACCAGTAGCAATACGTTTAATTAAATCTGTTAAATTTAACATCTGTACTACTTCAGGGTTCATTTTAGCAATCTGCCCTATTTCTGCCGTGAATTCTCTTAATTTTTGTAAGTCGTTCCCACGTCCTAATGCCTCAACACCAGTTATGATAGTAGGTCTTACAGTTCCTTTTGGTAACTTAGGAATTGTGCCTTTTGCTGACATTCGTTCCATTAATATTCTAACTAAAGGTAATTGGAATTCTTGTGATAATAATGAATAAACACCACCTAAGGCAGTCTCTAATTCATTTGCCATATATCTAATTTCTTCTGCTGTAACTCTATCGGCATCTCTTTGTACTGCAGAATTTAAAAGAAATGCATATGACATTCGTTCCTCAAAACGTTGTATTGCTTCTGACACGACTCTTAAGTCGTATTGTTTTTCTACTTGTAATGTAGAAACATCGTCTCTTGATCCTGTAATAATATCTCCATTACTTGCTCTAGATAATTCTATTTTCTTTGTTGAAGAATTTGGTCTAACCATAAATACAACTTTACTTGATGCTGCAGCTGATTCTACCAACGCTTGACTTAAACCTTCTAAAGATTTTAAATCTCCTAAATATTCTTCGACGTAACCTCGACCGTAGTCTTCATTGTCTTGTCTTACCATACGCAACACTTGCCATGGCATATTATCTTTATTATAATAACCTTCTGATTCAGGTAATTTATATTCGTTTGCTTCTTGGCAAACATAATATTTGTCTTTGCCAATTAAACATACCTTAGTATATAAATCAACTTCGTCTGTCGACTGTGGATCATCAACATTTTTCATAACTTCTTGCATCGTCTCTTCATCAAATGTTAAAGGCGATATAGTTTCTTTAACAACAAGTTCTAATAAATTTCCCTCAGGATCTCTACGACAAACGTATTGTGAAATTGGAAATACTCTCATTGTAGTTTTCTTAGGCATATATACAAGTGTATTACCTGTTACAATTAAGTGTTTTAATGCTTCAAATACCGGAACTCTAATTGCTAACTGTTCAATTTCCGACATTACTTCTCGTTCTATTTTAGCTAAAGATTTTTCTATTTCTGTTCTTACTTCTGGAGTTTGATCCATTTCATCTTTAGTTTTTCCACCTACATTTAATCTAAAGAATGGTTGATTTGGTGGTAACAATAATAATAATAATTTAGATGCTAAATTGTTGACACCTCTTGCACCAACAGATTGATAAGGTGTATATAAGTCTGACGTATGATTAACACCATCATCCGGTAATAACGCAGGCAAAGTTAATTCAGAACATTCACGACCACGATTTAAAAAGTGTTCACGATATTCCTTCATAGCTTCATAACGTTGTTTCGCCGTTTTATCTAAATAATTCATGATAATTTATTTATTGAGGGATTGCTAAACCAGCACCAGTAACTGAACCTGTACCTAAACTTGTGTTTAATGATTTAGTACCTTTTGCTGATTTTTTGATTTTTTTGCCTAATGCATCCATTCCGTCTTCGCCTGCAATTTCAATCTTTGGAGCCATATCTTCAATTGGCTGTGATCTAACTATTGGTGGCGGAGCAACTGGTGCTGGCGGCGCTGAGGGTTTACTCATACACATACTTGTTTTCTCCTTTATTATGTATACATACTAGTATTAATGGCTGCGTTAGAAGTCATAGCTGCTTTGTCTTTTCCTGTTGCACCTGTGATCTGTAAACCACTTCCTAGGTTTGTATTTGATTGTTTATTATCGTTATTACCATTGTTGTTATTAGAAACGGACGTATTATCTGTTGTAGCACTTTTAGGTTTTGGATCAAATACATTACCATTATAATATAAATCCTGCGGGTCCTGTTTTACAGGCGCCGAAATTTTACTACTTCCTAAGCACATTATCATCCTTCCTATTTTTAAGTTCTAATAACCAATCAACAACATCTCTCTGCCCAGCTTTGCGCTGTATATCTGATATTGATGCTGTTGGTGTCGGATTAACTAATGGAAAAGTTTCATTTAAAAGTGCGACTAAATCATCCATATTTGATGGTAAACCAACATCTTTTATCTCGCTTTTTTCATTGTTTTTCCTATAGAGGTATCTGTTACTCATTTGACACCTCCATCAATTAGGAAGTCGATATATTTACGTGCTTTTAATAAGTCTTCTTTACCGCCTTTATCTTTATAACGACAAATATACTTAATAATGTTGCCTTCGCAGAAGCCTAAACCTAAAGCCAATATAAAATTAATTGGCTGTATTTTATGTTTTTTATAGTGTTTAGGATCTACGCTATTTTGTACGGGGTCCATTTTCTTACCTCTTTTGTTTCAAAATTATAATCTTTTGGTAGTCTTAATATATACGCCATACGTGCTTGTTGTATTGCGTCGTCTTCTGTTAAGTCTACTTTTTCATACGCTTTAACAATCGCAGGCCAATAGAAGTTATCTGCTGCTTCTAGTATTTGTCTAGCTTTTGCTGGACCGACACCAGGGCAACCAGAAAAGTTATCGGTTGAATCGCCTGTTAAACATTGTAAAGCAAAATTATAATTAGCTTCTTGTGAAGATATATTTATAATTTCTTCTCCGTCTACTGATAGTTTACAAGGAATAGTCCGCATATCTTTATCTATGCTAACAATAATACGTTCATCTGTGTTCGTACATTGTTGACTATATAAACCCATAATATCGTCTGCTTCTAAAGCATTTTCACAAAGACAATCATATTTGCCTTGTACGTACTCTCTTAAAGCTTGTAATATTAATGGCTTTCTTTTTGCTACTCTATTAAGTTTATACTCTGGAAATATATCTTTTCTAAAGTTCGCTCTTCCAGTTAAACATATTTTAACACTATCTGCTTGTAGGTCTTCGATATACTTTTCTATTTGTGTATCAAATGCTGGTATACCTTGTTTTAAGTCAGAATGTAGTGTCCACATTCCTTCTCCCCAATCAGTCGCTACTTCGACTTTACACGCTATTTGGTATAGCGTTATATCTCCATCTATTAACAAAGTCCTAGATGGTTTACTTATAGGCACTTCTGTTGGTGTGCCTGGTGTTGTTTCACTTGTCTGCATCATCTTCTCCTTTATTGTTTGCATTAGTGTATGGTTCTGGATAAAACTTTTTATATATTTTATCTGCGAACCGCCCGACTTTGATAACCTGAGTTGGGTGAGCATATGTCATTATTAAGTTTGCCATAAAACTTACCCATACTACATTACCAATAACGTATCCTTTTTCAGGAATTACTCTATCAATGGTTGGTAAATCTGACCGATCACCAAACCAATTAAATCTTGTCCCTAAAGCGGGACATTTAAAATCTTTAGGAAAAATATCTAATAAATAATCAGATGTTAAATCAAAAGGTAGATTTTTTATTTTAGCTCTTTGCTTTAATTTGTATATTCTTTTTCGTAATTTTTCTTTAATGAATTGTTGACCAATCTTCTCCAGTTCTTGCGTCTCCTGTGAGTTTAACTCGGAGTTGCAAGCTTTCACCAGCAAGTCTAATTGCATCAACTGCTTTTTCTGCGACATATTCTGATTTTTCCTTTGTTGTTTCTATGATTATTTCATCATGAACCCAAGCTACCAGTTTTGTCTCTCCATCAAAAATAGAACCAAGCTTACATATCCATTCTTTACATACGATTGCACCTGCTCCTTGTAGTAACGTATTGAGTGATGCGTACGAGGATCTTACTGTTATTTTTCTTTTATCTAATCCAACTAAATATCCTCGTTCGGCTTTTGTTTGTACATGTTGGATTAATTGATCTAATGCTGGCATCTGTTCTAAAAATTTCTTTTTTAATTTAGAACCGTCTCTTATATTTCCACCAACTACTTGGCCAATCTTTGCTGCGCCAGCTCCATATAGAAAAGAATAAATAAATCTTTTTGCTAAATCTCTTGTTTCTATACCCGCTGCTTTTTGGTTGTGTGTATGTATATCACCATTAACTACAATGTCTGCATATTCGCCATTATCATATCTAGCCATGTAATGCGCTAACATACGCAATTCTAAACCTGATACGTCAATACCAATTAATACTTTATTTTTTGGTGAACAAAATAATTCTCTGCATTCTTTTCCAAAAGGTGTATAAAAAGCTGGTACTTGTGCTAAATTTGGATTTGAGTGTGTTGCTCTTCCAGTAACGGCACCATTTGGATTTATACTTCCGTGAATTCTTCCATTCTTTTCTTGTTTTAGCCATGCTTGTTTTCCTTCTGCTAACATACCAATTCTTTTTTGTATCATAAAATATTCAGATAATAATTTTGCCTCAGGATATTTTAAGTCATTTAAAATTTCTTCATCCATTTTTGGCTTACCATCCGGTGTAAAACTTTTAGGTTTCCAACCTCTTGTTGTTACTAATCTATTTGTAATATGGTCTCTTGACCCAGGATTAAAAACTATTTCTTTAACTTTAGCAGTCGGCACACCTTTTACATAACCCTTAGATTTATTATTCACCTTAGGAATAAATGGTGTGCTAACTGTCCAGGGAGGAAACACAATTTGTAATTCATTTTCTAATTCAGTTCTTCTTTGACAAAACTTAGAATATAATGTTTGAGCTTTATCTTTATTAAAAGCAATACCATTAGATGACATTTCGAAACAAAGCGTTTGTATATTATGTTCTAGATCTAACGATTGTTCTGAATAGTTTTGTTTTATTATTTTATCATATAATTTATTAGTAACCTCTACGTCTTGAACACAGTACTCTAACATTGTTTCGCTGTACTCTTGCCAATCAGTATCTATTTGTTCTTTGTATTCTCCAATTCTATATCCCCATGCTTTTAAACTATGTCTACCAATTAATTTTGTAGGAAATCCAGCATTAATCATTTTAAAATCTTTATCTTTTATATCAGCCCATATTAATCTAGTAGCAACTAAAGTATCAAAGATCTTTGCTTTAGGTTTAAACTTAAGTAATTTTTTTATTACTGGTATATCGTACGCAATAACATTATGGCCAATTAATAACTCAGCATTTTTTAATCTATCTACTGCATCATTTAATTTATCTGGTCCATATTTAAAAACTTCTTTTGTGTCGATGTCTTTAAATACAACACAATGTATTTTACTAACTGAATCTAATAGTCCGTCAGTTTCAACATCAAAACAATATTTATTTGTCATTTATTTTTCCTTGCATTTCTTTAGAAATCTTAGTTCCTAATTCGTATAAATGTTTATCAAGTTCTGTATCACCAGCTTTATTTCCTCTTTTTAAAAAGAATACTTCGACTGGAACTTGAACCTCTTTATACGGAACAAAAGATATAGAAACCGTAAACGGTCCCACTTCTATGGTTGTTGTTTCTCTTCTTGTTGGTACTTTTAATGTATTCGGCATAATTCTACTTCTATAAACATTGCTTCTGGATAATCCCAACAAAGTTCATCAATCATTGACAACATTCTTACTGCGTCAATTTTGTTATGTACATGAACTTTAGAATTACCTTTCTTTTTTAAACTGTTTATTGCTTTCATTAATTCGTTTGTTAAATACAAATCATATTCATGTTTCAGTATTTTTATCATATTCAATTAATCTTCCTGTGACAGAGTTATAAATCAGCTGGCCGCACACCCCAGTCTCTCCACTGAAACGATTCTTTAAAATACGAAGCGTTGTTAAATTTGCATTCTTTGCACTTTGTTGGTTACGTTCTAATCCAATTACTATATCGGATAATTGACCTATACCCGCAGATCCTCTTAATTGTGACAAAGATGTATGTGCTCCTTCTTCGTGACCTTTATCTGCTGGTCTTTTTAAATGCGAAACTAATATTAATCCAATTCCTGTTTCTTCTACTAATGATCTAAGTCTTGTCATTGCATTATCAATTGCACGACGTTC